TCCGGAGCGGGCAGTATTCCGATCTGGACTGCATGGAGATCCGCCAGGGCGAATACCTCGGCAAAGACCCGCAGACCGGAAAGCCGCAGTTCAAATTTATCGAAGACGATGATCTGCGCGAAAAACTCCCGATCGTCGGCTACATGGCGTACTTCGAGTATCTGAACGGCTTCCGCAAGTGCATCTACTGGTCGCGCGAAAAGATGCTCAATCACGCGGATACATATTCTCAGGCGTTCAGCAAGGATGCCTATGACAAGATCCAGAACGGACAGATTGCCGACAAGGACATGTGGAAGTATTCGAGCTTCTGGTACAAAAGCTTTGATGACATGGCTAAGAAAACGCTGCTTCGCCAGTTGATCTCCAAGTGGGGCATCATGTCCACAGAGATGCAGCAGGCGCTCACGAATGATTCCGGTATCCCGGCCGTCGACCCCAGAACCGGCGAGATCATTTCCGACCATTCCGACGAGCTGGAGCTTACAACCAACGCCCCGCAGCCGGCCGTTGAGGGCAGCGTCCCGGCACAGCTTCAGGAGAACGCCGGTGAACCGGAGCAGATTGACCTCAATTCGCTGTAATGAGTGTTCCGTATGAAGTCCTTGCAACCGGCTCTACCGGCAACGCTGTTGTGATCGACGGGCAGATTCTCGTCGACTGCGGCGTTCCGTACAAGGTCGTGAAGCCAGTTGCAAAAGCTCTCAGACTTGTTCTGCTGACACATTGGCACGGAGATCACTTCCGGAAAAGCACGCTCCACGCCCTCGCAGCGGATCGACCGGCGCTCCGTTTCGGCTGCTGCCGCTGGATGGTGCGGCCGCTGGTGGAAGCTGGCGTCAAGCCCGCGAACATCGATCTGTACGATTTTGACCGCCGATACAGCTACGGCGATTTCACGGTCGAGCCTGTGCCGCTGGTGCATGACGTTCCGAACTGCGGCTATAAGCTGCAGCTCCCCTCCGGAAAGGTCCTCTACGCCACCGACACAAACAACCTGCACGGTATTTCGGCGCCGAATTTCGACCTCTATCTGCTGGAAGCGAACTACGAGGACGAAGAAATTCAGGCCAGAATCGCGGAGAAAAAGGCAAACGGCGAATTCGTCTATGAGCGGCGGGTACTGGGGACGCATCTTTCCAAGGCAAAGTGCGACGATTTCATCTATCGGAACATCGGGCCGACCGGCGAGTACGTTTACCTGCACGGCCACGTCGAGGAGGAAAAAGCGTGAACGGTTTCCTGAAAGACATCACCTACGCCCGCAGCGGCGAATATATCCTGTCGATCTACACGCGGGAAAGCTGCAAGGACCTTTGGAAAAACTTCGGCGAGCGGCCGATCACGTTCTCCATTGCAAAGAAAGCTGATCCTCGTGGGCTTCGCGCCAACAGCTACGCATGGGCACTCATTGAGCAGCTCGCGGCCAAGCTGAAAACTGACAAGGAATCCGTCTACGAGGAAATGATTCGGCGCTACGGCGTCGGTGAAAGCTACATCGACGAGGCCGGGAACGAGTGCAAGGTGCTGTTTTCCCTGCGCGACGGTGTGCCGCCGCGGCTCGTGGCCAGACACTATGCCGAGATCGGCATCGGCTACATCGAGGGCAAGAAATTCATTCACTACCGCGCCCTGAAAGGCACAAGCGAGTACACCGCTGCCGAGATGGCTGCGTTCCTCGACGGTATCATCGCCGAGTGTGAGGAACAAGGTGTTCAGACCGGCCCACCCGAAAAAACAGCTCAGTACAAGGAGGCGAAGAAGCCTTGACCGTTTATTGCGATTACTGCGGCCACAAAGCCGCGCTGGTCGATGATTCCGAGATCTATGGCCGCAGCTTCGGCCACACCGCGTATCTCTGCAGAAACTGTGGCGCCTACGTCGGCTGCCATGGCCGAACAGACAAGCCGCTCGGCCGTCTGGCCGACGCCACACTCCGGAAATGGAAAATGGCAGCTCACGCCTCGTTCGACCCTCTCTGGAAAACCGGGCCGTTCCGCGGGCGGCGCAAAGCCGCCTACGGCTGGCTCGCTGGACAAATGGGACTTCCGGTTGAGAAGACGCACATCGGTATGTTTGATGTGCCTCAGTGCCAGGAAGTCATCAAGATCATTGAAAAAGGAGATTTCAAAAATGCTCAACTTTGATAAGAAAGACGCTCATGTTTATCCGTTCGACGAATCGCCCGGCGCCGGTATCATCATGGACGTCGATCTGGAACAGCTCATCCGCGAGTCCGAACGGCTGCGCGTCTGCCAGGCGATCCTCAATTCCACCAGCGTTGAAAGATGGCATGTGCTCGACGCGATCGAAGCAGTCCTCACGGAACCGAACGCTTCCCCGGCCGGTGAGGATATTCCCGATCCGCGCGTTCCACCGGAGGAGGCCGATCATGCTTAACCGCATTGTTCTCATGGGACGTCTGACGCGCGACCCAGAGCTTCGCCGAACGCAGAGCGGCACGGCGGTTGTCTCCTTCTCCGTTGCCTGCGACCGCGATTACGCGGCGCAGGGCGCGGAGCGGGAAACAGACTTCATCGACATCGTCGCATGGCGCGGTACAGCCGAGTTTGTGGATAAGTATTTCAGCAAGGGCCGCATGATCGTCGTGGCCGGGCGGCTTCAGATCCGCAACTGGGAAGACAAGGACGGCAATAAGCGCCGCAGCGCCGAGGTCGTTGCCGATAGCGTTTACTTTGGCGATTCCAAACGCGATGGTGACGGCGGCAAGCCCAAGGGCGAACCGGCCTATGACCCGACCGGCGGCTTCTCTCAGCTCGCGGACGATGACAGTGAATTGCCGTTTTGAGCTAGGAGGTGCCAATCATGGCAGAAAAGCGAATGTTTACGAAGTCCATCATTGACAGCGACGCATTTCTTGAAATGCCGCTTTCGGCTCAGGCTCTCTACTTCCATCTCAATATGCGTGCCGACGATGATGGCTTTGTCAACAACCCGAAGCGGATCACTGACTATGTCAACGCCTCGGCTGATGATCTGAAAATCCTGCTTGCCAAGCGATTTATCATCCGTTTCGATTCCGGTGTCATTGTAATCAAGCATTGGCGTATGCACAACACGCTCAGGAGTGACCGCTACCGTCCGACAGATTATCAAGATGAACTTGCGCTGCTCTGCGTCAAAGCAAACAAAGCCTATACCGAACGAGAGTCGGAGGAAAGCGTTCCGAACTTGCCGCCTGTGGTTGCCGAACGGTTGCCAGATGGTTGCCAAACGGTTGCCAATCTGGCAACCCAGGTAAGAGTAGTAGAGAGTAGTAAAGGTTTAGATAAGGCTAGAGAAGATTTATCTGCTCCGAGCGCAGAGCCGGTAACCGTCTCCGCGCCGCCGATCATCAGCATCATTCTGAATGACAAGTCGTTCTTTGATGTGTCTCCGGAGGATTACAACCGCTGGTGCGAGTTGTACCCAGCCGTCAATGTCATGCAGGAGCTTCGGAAAATGTCGAGCTGGAGCACCGATAATCCCAAAAGGCGCAAGACAAGATCCGGAATCCGCCGGTTTATCAACGCTTGGCTCTCCAAGGAGCAGGACAAAGGTGGCCAGTATCGCTATCAAGGCAGCGGCTCCAGCGGCAACGTCTTTACCGACATCGCGGAGGGCATGAGAAATGGACAGGCTTGAAACGGCTGATATTCTGGCGGTTCTGAAAGCAGCCTACCCGCAATTCTATAACGGGCTCAGCCCCAAGGAGGCAAACAAGATCGTCGATCTATGGGCTGAAATGTTCAAGGATGAGCCCGTCATGGTCGTTGCCGTTGCAGTAAAAGCCATGATCG